TTGTAACCACTGGTGTCCATAGTGCTGCCGGTGGTAGTGCTGCCGCACCAAGCATCACCTTCACCGGCGACACCAACACCGGCATTTATAGCCCCGGTGCAGACCAAGTAGCCATCTCAACTAATGGCACTGGGCGGTTAACAGTGAGCACCACCGCTGTTAGTTCCACATTGGCAGTTGACCACCCGCTCGGTGCAGTTGGCACTCCGTCAATCACGTTTACTGGTGATCTCAATACGGGTTTCTGGAGCCCCACGGCAGATACCATTGCCGCATCAACAGGTGGCAGTGAGCGCCTTCGTATTGACTCCAGTGGCCGCTTAGGTCTGGGGTCTAGTAGCCCAGGCACAATGCTTGACGTTCGCGGAATAATTAGCCTTGGATCGTCCAATCTAGCCAGCGCAATTATTCAAAAAAGCGCAGTGCCTAGCGGTTCTTATAGTCTGGTTATCACCGGGGGTGGCGGTCTTACATCAGAGTCGGCAACCGTTCCAACAGACGCACTTGCTGGTTCCGTAATCAAGTTAACTGGAGGGCCTCCAGCGACTGATGATTTTGGCGGAGGTATTCAGTATTACGCAAACGGACATACATCACCTAATGCCGCTGGAACTGGCAATCAACACGTTTTTTATACTCGAAGCGCAGCTAATACTTATGCAGAAAGAATGCGTATTACAGCCGGAGGACTTGTAGGGATTGGCTCTACTGCGCCTAGCAATAATCTTGAAGTAGGCTTATCGGCTACAAATTCAAGTAACGGTATCACGATCACCAATAATCAGTGGTTTGGCTACGGCGCCAGGCTGCAGTTCAGAAATCTTCTCACTAGCGCAGGTACAGTTGGAGAAACTGCTTCAATCTATGGAGAAGGTGATGGGTCTAATGCTGGACGTCTTGTTTTTCATACAACAGCAGGGGGCACAGCATCGCAAAAAATGCAACTGGACAGCTCCGGCAGGTTGTTAGTTGGCACGTCTAGTAACTCTTTTAGTTCAACCATTGTTTGCCAAGGTAATTCTGGTAGCAGCTCAGGAGAAGGGATTGTTCGCCTTAATCGTGGCACCGCAGTCCCGACATCGGGGCAAACACTTGGCGCCATTGTTTTTGGGCAGTCTGGAAGCAACGACGGAGCTTACATTCTTGGCGAGGCTGATGCTGCGTGGAGCGCTAGTAATGACTACCCAACGAGGTTAGTGTTCTCCACTACCGCCGACGGAGCGAGCAGCCCGACGCAGGCGATGGTTATCAATAGTAGTCAAGATGTAAATATCACTAGAAGCACCGCCGCCACTAATAGCACTGGATGGTATGGGGTCAGTGCAAATGCAGCAGTGGGATCAATAAGTATCTCTAGGAACGGCAGCAATGTGATGGCGTTTTTCCATACGTCCAATGCAAACGGATTAGCTGGATCTCCGGTTGGAACAATCAGCATCACCACAACCGCCACAACTTACGCGACATCTTCTGACTACCGGCTGAAGGAAAACGTCGTCCCATTGACGGGCGCGATTGATCGCATCAACCAGCTGAAGCCAAGCCAGTTCAACTTCATTGCAGACCCTGACAAGATAGTTGATGGCTTTCTTGCTCACGAAGCCCAGGCCGTGGTTCCTGAGTGTGTCACGGGCGAAAAGGATGCCGTGGATGACGACGGCAACCCCGTCTACCAGGGCATCGACCAGTCCAAGCTGGTGCCGCTGCTGACTGCTGCACTCCAGGAAGCCATTGGACGCATTGAAACCCTGGAAGCTGAAGTAACAGCTCTCAAGGCGTCGTAGTCCTACTCAATAAAATGTCTAGCTCAGCTATCCAAACTCTTCTGGGTGGCTGAGCTTGACGCCATGTAGTAATGTGGTAGGGCAGCGAGTTTGCGGCTCCTGCCCCTGGCCACAGTTCCCTAGAAACCATGACCCAAGAAGATTACAAGCATCCCATCACCCCGCCGCCAGAGCTGGTGCAGCAGTGGAACAACGAAGCCGTAGAGGAGTGGGCTGAAGAGCAACCCATCAGGATTGATTTGTTCATTGCCACCCGCTCTGCCCAATGGGGCGCAGACCAGGAGCTGAAAGCGTGCTGTGAGTGGCTCGAACACAAAGTCTTGCTACAACATCAGCACGATGTTGTCCCATCACTTCGCGCTGCCCGCCGCCCCAAGCCGCCGAGCTTGAAGGAGCAGGCGCTAATGGCACTGGAGGATGGCGACACTGGTCCTGGTGCTTCCTTGACATCCAACGAAGTTGACATCATCCGCCGCGCACTGGAGCAACTTCCCGACGCCCAGTAACCATTCCCACTAAAATTATGACCGAAGAACAAATTCAAATGCTTCGCAGGTTAATTAAAGATGAAATTGAAGCTGCAGGCATTGATGGCATGGAACATGGAGTCTGGGGCTGGGCAGAAAAACAACTAGATGAAAACTGGGAAAAATTCCGAAAAACTTTTGAAGTCCAGTAGTCACCTTCTTTACTGGGTCTGGCAGGTATTGGCTAGTGTTCAGCAACGCGTACAAGAACGGCTTTAATGCGTGCGATAAAGATCTTTAGCAACTATCTGGAATTACCGGATAATTGGTGCTGATGCCATGGTATTGTGGTGGAGCAGCGGTGCGCTAACACCCTGCCCCATGACCGCCGATTGGAGGATCGACGATGATTCAAGATTACAAGCCTGAACTATCCCCCGCATCGCAGGCGATTGTCGACGCTATCGTCGAATGGGAAGTTCCTGAGTGTTATTCACGCGAAATTGCTGTTGCCGTTCTCCGCGCTTTAGCAGTGCGCATTGTTGGTGCTGATGCCATCCGTCAAGATGTGCTCGACATTGCCGAAGAACTTGTTTTCTCGATAAATGCCAACCATCGGGAATCCAAGTAGCCAGCATTTGTATTACACTAATGTCATCACCACTGATCATTATGCCTGCGTCTACACAATTCACCTGGGCAATTGCTCAGCTCGAACGCCAAACCATTGATGGCGTGGTTTTTACCGCTCACTACACCGTCAACGCTGCTGACGGCACCTACAGCAGCGGCGCATATGGCAGCATCGGCCTAGAGCAGCCAGACCCTGATACCATGATCCCATTTGCTGATCTAACAGAGGAAATCGTGATCGGTTGGGTCAAAGACAAGCTGGGCGGTAATGAAAAAATTGCCGAAATCGAGGCTGCATTACAGGCGCAGCTTGATGAGCAGCACGCACCTACCAAGGCACAAGGGCTGCCCTGGAGCTAGACTAAAGGCAACATCAGCCTAAGCCGTGGTCGAATTAGTCGCTGCTATTGCTGGCGCATCCATCAGTGCGGCTGCGATGGGTGCGATGGGATTTAGCCGTCGTAATGATGAGGCTCGCAATGCAGTAATCAGGCTCACTGCCGCAGTAGAGCATATTGCCACTCAACTAGAAGTGCTTCATACAGACATTAAGGAAGATCGCAAGGAAACTTTCCAACGCCTTAACCAAATCGAAAACAGAGTCAGCAAACTCGAGGTTAGATAGCAGCTAGACTGAGTGTGACGTTTGCCACAATTGCTGTGGATGCCAACACCGTTGCTGCTATCGCCATCGTGGTAGCTGCTGGCTCAGAATTAATTGCATTATCGCCACTGAAATCTAATAGTTGGATTCAGTTGCTCCTCCAGTTTGCACAGTTAGCATTTCCCAGGCGCCGTTGATGAATTTCCTAGCAGCGGCCAAAGCAACAACAAAGCCGCCGTTGCCACATCAGCAGGCGGCATGGACATGGGCATGGGAACTGTTAGCACCAGATGAACAAAAAACATTCCTCGATAAATTCAGGGCTGATCCACAGCCAAAACCTGCATTGGCATGGGAACCAGCAGCAACATTAATACGTGAATTTGAAGGATTTAGTGATGTAGCATACATTTGCCCTGCCGGTGTGCCAACCATCGGCTGGGGCACCACTAGATGGCCTGATGGTGCAGCAGTAAAAATCGGTGATACCATCACACGCGATGCTGCTGATGGTTTGCTCGATAACATGCTGGAAACTCAAGTAGTACCAGCACTAGCTAAAAGTATTCCAGGCTGGAAAACATTACCAACGCATAGACAAAATGCGTTGATTTCATTTGCCTATAACGTAGGTTGGCATTTTTACGGCAGCGAAGGTTTTGAAACAATATCGAAGGCATTACATGCGGCAAATTATGATGCAGTGCCAGCGGCATTGATGCTATACATAAATGCTGGTACATCAGCAGAACCTGGCCTACGCCGTAGACGTGAAGCCGAGGCAAAACTCTGGGGCATACCAACTAAAGCAACTTCAGTATTGCTAAAAGTGCCATATGAATATCAAAACGATAATGTTAGCGGCACCGGTTACCGCGAATGTTTTAGCAGTTCATGTGCCATGATCGCTCGCTATCACGGTAAGGTAAAAAATGATGATGAATACAATGCGATTCGGGCAAAATTTGGTGATACTACCGACGCGCAGGCTCAAGTCCTTGCATTACGGGCACTAGGACTCACAAATTCAAGGTTCGTTACCAACTGCGCACCTGGCCTACTAGAAGCCGAGTTACGTGCTAACAGACCAGTAGCTGTTGGATGGTTACATCACGGTCCTGCTCAAGCACCAACTGGTGGTGGCCATTGGAGTGTAGTTATCGGATTCACACCTGATCATTGGATATTAAATGATCCTAATGGTGAAGCTGATTTAGTAAATGGTGGTTACATCAACCACACTAATGGCGCAGGTATTAAATACAGCAGACAACGCTTTAATCGTAGATGGGAAGTTGATGGCGCATCTACAGGCTGGGCGCTGTTGGTACGCAGTGGCTGACGGTGCAAATGTACCAATCCCGTAGATTTCCACGGATTTACACCTAAACAAACCATGAACTGGAGCAAGTGGACCATCATATCGAAGGCACCGAACTTGTTCCAAAAAAAGTCACCAAACACCGCTTCCGCAAAACCATCATTGCGGCCTGGGGAGGTCGTTGCGCCTATTGCGACGAGGTACTAGGCCGCAATGCCACGCTCGATCACATTATCCCCCGCTCAAAAGGTGGCGAAACCCAAGCCACCAACCTCGTGGCCTGCTGCCTAAGCTGCAATAGTCACAAATCTTCACATCCCGTGTTTGAATGGTTCAAGGATCGAGCCTGGTACTGTCCTCTACGGGAAGCACGTTTACGCCGCTGGATTGCAGGGCAAGCTTATGCACATTTTCCTGTTGAGTATCGTAATCAATTTGCCACTTCCATAGAGCTTGCCACAATTGACAATGTTCCGCGACAACCCCCCGACCTTCCACTCGCCACAGACTTCCCCGATCGCTATTAACAACACTACAAACAGGCTGATCCACACATCTATACTGGAGCGCATTACCAAGTCTGCTTATGACATGGGCCAATTGGCTAATCCCCACCGTAACTCTTAACGACGAACTCCGCCTGGAAACCCAAGTCCGCTCCCTACGCGCGTGTAAAGATTTACAACAAGTTTCAGACTTAGCAGTAATGCTACTTCGCCAAAACTACTCATATTCGGAGATTATCAAGAATGCTACCCGTCACATCGCCGAACTCGAAATGCGAGAAATGCTTATGGATTTTAAGAATACGGCGCAACCTGTTGATTGATTGATCGTACACCTGCCGCACCCTCTCCCGACTAAGATCCAGGTCCACCCCGATCTGGGTCAGAGTTTTAAATTCATACCCATCAATACCAAGCCTATGCAATAAAACATACCGATGCCGTGCATCCAAATTATCAATACATTGCATTATTACTTCAAAAGCCTCCTGTGAATTAATCTCATCCAACATGTCGTCGTACATCGTTTCTTTTTCATCCGCAATAACATCACCAAGCGTGGTCTCCCCATCCTTTTGCAAAATCTTCTGATCTAATGAAACAATAGAACAACCCTTAATTATGATCTCGTGCAACTTCTCTAACGTCACACCCAAAGCATCTGCCAATTCCTGCTTACTGGGTTTCCTACCAAGCGTAATTTCCAACTCGTGCTTAACTTTCCGCAACTTACTAAATAACTCTGCCATGTGAACTGGAACACGTATTGTGCGACTTTTTGTATCTATACCCCGCTGAATGCCCTGGCGCACCCACCAGTACGCATAAGTAGAGAACTTATACCCGCGAGCACCATCAAAAGTTTCAGCCGCCCGTATCAAACCTAACGTACCTTCTTGCACAAGATCGAGCATATCCAAATTCTTAGCAACCCCGGTATATCTTTTGGCTATATGCACAACAAGTCTCAGATTGCTATTAATAAGACGTTGCTTTGCCAACGCACCACGTTTAACGGTACGTTGCTGCTGCTTCGTAAGAGGTTCTGTACTGTCCTGTAAGGCAGCCGCAGCAGAGATGGAACGAAATAGTTCGATCTCCTGCGTACCGTTCAACAGCGGATACCTAGCAATTTCCTTGAGGTAAACGCCAAAAGAATCCATAACGCCGAACTCGTGCGGTTATAGAGTAGCACATTACACTTCACCTTCTAACTTCTTTACTTTCTTTCCAGCTATACGATTTTTTACAGACATAGCCCATTGCGCTTGATCCGCAGCAGCGGCTTCCTTGTACTCAGAGCAATTCTTTTCAAGCCACTGGTAAACAGCTTGCCTGGCTAACGCAGTGACACGCATGTTGGCAGTAGCAGCGTAGTGTTCCAGTAGTTCGTATCGAGCGTTATCAAGCAGAACCTGCATATACCGCTTGTTCCCGTGTTTCAGAGGCATGATCTTTTACCGTATGGATTATTGTAGCACTCTACAGCCCTTGTTTCTTTCGTGCGGCACTACGTTGCTTGCGGCATCCAGCCCGCACATCAAAAGCCCACTCTAAAAACTGCGTAGCGCGTTGAATATCGCCAGTAGTGGAACGAGGAAGTACACGAAGTAAATTCCCCACAACCTCTTTACGCATTATTTCGCCTGTGCCCAACTCTTCCCCCATCTTGCCTCCGCAACAGCTGGAACATCGCCCAACCATACTGCTTCCGCACTTTCCATCGCCTCTGTAAGTAATGCCGCCCACTTATTCTCAGCACCTTCCGCAACTTCCAAAATCACTTCGTCATGTACAACTCCTGCAAGTTTGGCTTCATCCTCATCTGTATTTGCAAGATGCCTCCATAACAAAGCCAACGCCCGCTTCATAACCGCCGCCCCAGCACCCTGCACTGGAGTATTACAGCGCGTGGTGAGTTTGTTATTTTCACCAATCAGAAAACGCCGCATCCCGGAAATCCTGACATGTATCGCTGCTTGACCAGAATCTTTATCCGCCTGCATGGCACATTTCTTCTGCCACGCATCAATACCTGGATAAATCCGATGGAACGCTTCTCGAATTTCCTGCGCCTCATCTAGATCCATCTGAATACCTGACGCACCAGCATATTCACGCAAACCCTTTGCACCAGATCCAAACAAGAGACCAAAATTGGCTGACTTGGCTATCTGGCGCTGTTCCTTAGTCACTTCATCTTCTTCCACGTCGTAGATACTCATAGCGGTAAGCGTGTGGAGATCCTGCCCTTCCTTAAAGGCATTAATCATCACCGTATCTTTTGCCTCTGCCGCCGCAAGTCTTAACTCCATCTGTGCAAAGTCCGCAACAACCAATAGCTTCCCTTCCGGTGCCTGCACACAGGACCTAAAACTCTCGTCCCTCGGAACTTGCTGCAAATTCGGCTGCATACAACTCATCCTTCCGGTATCCGCCCCCATCTGCATATAACTGGCACGAATCCTCCCTTCTTCATCCACACACTCCAGCAATGTATTCACCATCTGTCTGCGCTTTTCGATCCGCTTCCATCTCAAATACAACGCAATTACCGCATGATCCGCCGCGTACTGCCTCAAACTGTTGCGAGACACACTGGTCTTACCTGTAGAATCAACCGGCGGTTTCCCCAGCACAGCCTCAAAAGCACGTCCCAACTGGCCTGGTGAGTTCAAATTGAACCCGGCAGGCATTCTGTTACCTTTCTTAATAGTCCCCGTGGCCTTGGGGCGCGTATTCAACTTACCGTCTGGATCACGCGGCAACTTGTAATCCTCAGGCAACGCCTTATCCAAATCTGTCAAGAACTGTTCACCTAATGCAACATGTTCCTCGGCAAGATCAGCCTGTACCGCATTTAGCATGGAACGATCAAACGGCAACCCAGTGCGCCACAACTGCGCCATCGCCGGAATGGCGTCGCACTCCAACCTCCATGCCGTATGTAAATTTGCCGTAGCCAATAATTGGTTTAACGGTCCATCCAACAATGTAAGAACTCGAACATCATCCGCCGCATACGCAAGCTGGGACGGCGTTAAATCCTTCGACCAATCACTTTTCTGCTCTTCTTTAGGCAGGTCGAACTTGAGATACCGCTTAACGACGTGTTGTAAACCGTTCTTTACATTCGGCAACCCATTCGTCAACAGCCTGCTGGCCAACATGGTGCAGCAGATACTGCCATTCGGGTAAATGCCGTGTTCCTGTAACCAACCAACATCAAAGACCGCGTTATGCGCCAGCCAAAACCTTTTAGTTGCAAAGAAATCCGCAATCTTTTCCCAGTCATTGTCGTCTAGATCCCAACAATCCAACACAACAGGGTGCCGATCCAGTGCAGCGAACTGGAGCAACCGCATCTTCCCCATCTGCGGCTGGAGCTGAGTGGTTTCACAGTCAAAAGCAATGGTGACGGCGTTGGCAAGGGTGGCCAAGTCGGAAACAGAAGAGAAAACAGTCATGCCTGGTTGGGCGAATACCGCTCTACTGTAGCATAAAAGGCCCCCGGTGTTATGAGTGCCGGGTTTATATCAACTAAAAACTACTTTACGAAAACCTTCAACGCGCTTTAGTGATGCCGCATCACCCCATTTAACAGCGTGACGCGGCAAGTCTATCTCACAAGTAAACCACTTATGTTCACATCTTAAACACTTACGATCTCGCACAACTGATTCAACGGTATCGTGCCTTGTATTAATAGTTCGTATCCTAACGGAGTCACACTTCGGGCAGTTCATAGCGATCTAGATGTTTAATTAAGCGATCAAGATACCACCGCGCTTTAGACGCATTTAGCATCGGATCATCTTTGTCCCACATTCTTAATACATAACGTAGGACGTGGCCTTGGCAATTTCCCAGTACAGCATCGGGCGCACGACTAATAGCATCTTCGATGATGTCAATTACTTCGACGCGCCCGAAAGTGTAATGAGCTGGAGCATTAACTTTATCCAAGCAGCCCAGCCTCATCTACATAAAACCCCAGATCCTCTAGCAAATCAGCCAAGGGGTGGTTTTCCTCGAACGCGATGATTTCTTGGGTGCTAGTCGTAGCTGTGTACTCCCTGTAGGTACGCACCAGCTCAGCCACAGCCGAGTTCAACGTCTCAAGTTGTTCCGTAGTCATGAGTCTGCAAGCGGGGTGGAGCGGCTTCGACAGGCCGCAGATCTTTACTGTAGCACAGAACGGTTACCCATCCCAAAACTTTTCCGCAGCCTCTCGAATAGCGATTAATTCAGCGTCTGTACGGAGTCGGTAAGGTGTGCTGCTTTGGGGGGTTACAAAATTTTTGTCCCCCCTGGCTAAATCGTTGCTATCACTGGCGTCTGAGGGGGGACACCCATTTTCGTGTCCCCCCTGCTTTGCCGTTTCGGCGGCTTGTTGCACAGGAGCTGCTCCAGCTTCCTCTTTTTTGGTGGATTTCAGGGGGGACACGGTAGGTGGTTGTCCCCCCTGACTATCTAGTTCCAGACTGGTTTTAGGGGAGGGGGGACACATATTCTCATATATATCACGCGAGAGTAAAGCAAAGTACCTTTTCACAAAATTTCCAGGCTTGATGGAACTAGCTTCTTCTTTACTTGTGATTAACCCACGACACTCCAAACGCTGGAGCGCCTTTTTGATACCGCCGACGCTGCCGCCGCACAGAGGGTCAGAGTTAAGTTCGGTCCTAGTACGCCCCTCTCCGGCTTTAGAAGCCACACGAAGGCGCTGGAGCACCCGATCCACCACAGAAGCCGGTGAACCGCTCTCCACGACCATATCCACGTAGTCCTTGAGCTCGAACGTCAGGTCGTCGAGCATCTTGAGCAGCAGCTTGCTGCCGCCACGGCCTGCACGGCTCTTCTCGATGCCTATAAGGCGGCAGGAGGGGCCTGTCTGCTCCATTTCCTTATCGGAGGGCTTCTTGAGGCTCCACACCTCGTCTACGGCGTCCCTGAGTGCAGTCGTACCCCTAAACCCGCCCGACTTATTGCTGTGATGGATCAGCACGATGGTGCAAGCCGGAAACAACCTGCCATTGTTATTAGCCAACCAATAAATCGGCCCGGCAAACTCCTTTTTATTTTCATCAAACGCCGATCCCCTGGAACACCCAGTAATCGAATCAATCACAATCAATGCCGGTTGATGTTTTTTAACCAACGCAATAAATCTAAAATACCAGTTAATATCCCAACCCATAACAACACGAATCGGATCATTATGCCCCAACTCCAACTCCATCATTTGCTGTTTAACTTGCACCTCAGATTGATCCCCGTTAAGAATCAACACATTCCCCTGTTTAACTGGAACAAAATCCCCACGTACAGAAAAAGGTAAACCTCTAGCAACATGCTTAGCTAATGTCCACGCCGTCATAGATTTACCATCACCACCAGCACCGTGAATCATCACAACACCAGGTAAAGGCAACAAATCAGGAATTAAATACTCCAATTTAATATCTTTATCTATAAGGTAACCGATATCCATATCATCATCCTGCTGCTCGTACTGGACCTGAGCAATTAACAAACGCTCCAATGCGCCCGCATCTCTATAACCAGCCTCCAAAGCCAACGCATTCATACGGTGTGCCATTTCCGCCGGGTTATCCAACTCCTGGATCTCCCTAGCCTTCGCCACAAGCTTGGGAAACTCGATAGTGACCTGCCTGATACGAGTTACGTTGTCGCTTTCCACATCAACAACAACCTTGCGCAAATCCTCGGGCAACCACAACCTGCCGGGCATCTGCTGATCGGCCATCCAGAACAAGGTGCCCAACGAGACCGGCCCTTTCCTAAACGAGTTCCAGACTGGTTCACAGGGATTATTCTCCGTCCACTCCCCTGCATATTCAGGATCTTCTGCTGACCAAGCCGACCACAAAGTCAACCCCAAATCCCCTGGCAACTCCGAATGGATCGCCATACCAACTTTTATCCAGTGATCCCGACTACCAATGCCCTGCCCCGGTATGACCTTGAGAGCACACTGGATCATTTCAGCAACTTCCGCCGGATCCCTATCCGAGAAATCCAACGCTTTACGGTTCTTAATAAACCCTGCATCCTGCACTTCGCGCCTCGCAGCATCGCGCATTTCGGCCAACAACCACTCGGGTGCCACCGGCACATTTTCCAGATCCCCCTCAAACCCATACGACCCAGCTGGAGCCTTCCCATCACTGGAACCCGGATATGCCCCATAGATGAGCCCCTGGCGCCCCCAGAGCACCTCATACCCGGCCCCGGTATCTGACAACCCAAAACCTTTTACCTGGCCCCACAGCTCCTCTGGAACCCTAAAGAGGTACTTCGCCGCATTGCTCTTCGTACTGGTAACGACTGGAGCACCTTCAAGTGTGTCCTTCCATTTTTTCCGCAACCGCGACAGGTTCCGGTCCACATCAAGAAAAACAATCCCCTTACTACGAGGTCCAGCAAAAATACCTACAGCCTGGAACACTTCCGGCCTGCGCTCAATTTGTAATGCCACATCCGCAGGCGTCATCACATGATGGTGAGCCCTTTCAAACGGAGTCTTGCCTTTACTTAACTGCCCCGACTGCATGGGACATGTATTGGCATAAATCGGTGCGTAGGCAATACCTATCGGCAACTGCCGCACAAAGGCGAGCAGCTCTTGTGTAGTACACATGGTAAACTTCAGAGTGAGGTTGTTTAAAGACGCCCCGACCACCGAAAGGCGGCTGGGGCGTTTTTCTATGGTAACGCTTGACAACATCTTGACAACCTGTTACTGTGTAAAAGTACAGCCCACTCCGGGCTACACAAACCACAAAACAGATGGCATTCCTTTCAAAAACCGCAACAGCCGCAATCACTCAAAAAAGCAGTGGCGCCTACCTTTCTCCCAGCAAAATTGCTGACGGAGGCAGCGCCCGCTTTGCGCTTCTTTCAGAAGAACCGCTTGAGTTCTGGGAAACCTGGGGCCAAGACAGCGCAGGTTCCATGAAGCCTTTCCGTTTTCCTCAAGAGCCCACCCCAGAAGAAATCGTACTGGAACTAGGCAGCTACACCCCACGCACCAAAGACAACGGCGGCTTCGACATTAAGTTTGCCATTGCCCTTCCCGTCTATCACTTTGAAGATGGCAAGGTAAAGGTTTTGCAACTTACCCAGAAATCGATCATCTCCGAACTGGATCAAGTGGCACAGATGGAGGATTACGAGAACCTTCAGGAATGGGATTTTGTATTGTCCCGCACTGGTTCAAAACTTACCACTGTGTACACATTGCGCCCAGTACCCCGCAAAACCACCACTAACAAGGTGATTGAAGCTGCATGGGCCGAAACCCGTGCTGCTGGTTTCGATATTACCCGCCTACTAACGGGTGGAGATCCTTTCAAAGCCTAGTCCCTCACTACATTTGCCCCTGGCCTTGCGCTGGGGGCTTTTTAGTGGTATTATGTAATGGGAAAGAGTATTTACATGTTCCTGCAAGGCCACACTGGACTGGAGCAGGACAACACTGGCCCATTCCGCGTATACCGCGACGTTACGGGCAAGGTTTACCACAGCGTCACCCATATTCTCAAAGAAACGGCCAACAATGATGCACTGGAACGCTGGAAAGCCCGCATGGGTGATCATGCTGGTGTTATTTCTAGTGTGGCCACTACCCGTGGCACCCGCGCCCATTCACGAGTGGAGTGGCGCCTCAAAACAGCCCGTAAGCTGGCGCTTGCAGCACTTGCAAAGAGCACTGGAGCAACCACAGATGCCATATTCAACGAGCAAAGCTCACGTATTCCGAGCTCGATCTGGAAATGGGCACTGGCAAAAGCGTACAAAAGTAAGCCACCAAAATTAGACCTGAGCTGCGTCGGTTACGGTCGCGGCCTTGATACATGGCTGGAACAACATTGTGCTGGCGAAGCAGGCGTGGAACTGCGCATTACATGCAGCCCACCGTACCTGCACGCTGCCACCGCGTTATGCCACGGCTGGGCTGGAACATTTGACGCTGCTTTGTATTTGCGAGACCGCCCGGGTTTGTGGCTGGTGGACTGGAAAACAAGCGCCACCCGTCGCGGCGCCGAACTACTGGAGGACTACTTCGATCAACTCGGCGCTTACCACGCCGGAACCATTCAACACAACCCCAACCAAGAGTTTGCAGGTGGAGCAGTCGTAATTGCCCGCCGCGCCGGTCCGCCTGATGTGCATTGGCTCAGTAAAGATGAACTACTGGAACGGTCGCACAATTTCCATGGCCGGTTTGTGACCTATCTTGAAAAGTTACGCACCCCCGCACCACCAAAACAATGGGCGGATCTCGACGATATATGAAGCTGGAACTTGACAGGTTCTGCATTGCGGTGTAGGTTTACATAGTATACATCACCACCTTGATGATGACCGCAACAACAACAGCAGTACTCCCGTGCTGGGACGCCGACGCTTACATGGCTGAGATGGACCGAGTTATTGCCGCTCGCTACGCCCAAAACTGGGATGCGGACCCCGAATACGGCTGGGGCGGCCAATGCCCTATCACCAAGCAGTGGTTAAGCGAATCCGAGTGGGAAGACGAGGGCCGCCTTCCCCTTCCCGAGGATTACAGTGCTTTTGACAAAGCATTGGTAAACTGGCTCCGCGAAGGCGACGCCACCTATCAGCCCAAAGACTGGAACTTGACTCTTTTCGACTGCATAAATCTTGCACACTGCGCAGCGGAACGTGCCATTCAACACTGCACTAACGAGCGGTTCAACCGCGAATACGAAACAGCACGTATGTACGTTTCATGTTGGAACCGCTGATGCCAATTTACCGTGTTTTCCAATCCTGTAGTTATGACACCGCAGGCCAAACTTTTTTAATGCGTTGCATCGATTACGCCACGGCACTGGAACGTGGCAAACATCTCTGCGGTTCCGCCTTTCAACGGGTGGAACTGACTGATGTTCTCCTACCGCCTTTCATTACCAACGAACACCACACTGAAAAACCTGGAACATGATTGTGCGCAGCATGTGCGGCATGGTGCTGTGGAGCGAAGTGCTCCGCGCCACCACGCCGCCTTTCATACGGTATGTGACGTTTCGTAACACTCAGGGTGTTACCGAGGGCCAGATTGAGCTGGAGCACTTTATGGCGCTTGCTGCGCTTGTTCCGTTGCGTCTCGCAAGACTCACGCTGTCACCTCGGGCAGTTATGGAGTGTCAAAACTCGTTACGTTGAC